TAGACCAAGCAAAGGCACTTCAATACGTGCCATTCGAACTAAACCGTGAAAAATACCCAGACGTCGAAGAGACTCCCTATGGTTTTATTTATAACGTAGGAAATCAATCAATCACTGATGTCGCTGAACAAAATGCACGTTTATTTAATAAACCCGCTACTAAAAGCGATGGATTCACATTGACCGTTGATGGCGATGAGGTATTTTATCCAGACTTTGATTCCGCTTATAAAGCTGCAAAAGGTATTAAATAAATGCCCTATAAAGACATCCCTTCGCTAGTAAATAAAGAATACCCATCTCAACAAACAAACGACTATTCATTCGACACTTCAAAGGTAAGTCGCAATCCATACTACAAAACGATGCACGATATTTTTGAAGATGATAATAACCGTCTAGTCCGTATGACCGGGGATGAGTATTTTAAATTAGTCGGGAACGAAATCAACGCAAAATGGCAAGACTTACAAAAACAACGTCGCGAAAACGCTAACCAACTTAGTGTTGATGAAATGGCCAAACTAATGCGCAAAGGGACGAAATTCCCCACCCCATGGATACACCTAAACGATAAATTAGGCACTGTCCCGCACTTTCAAGAGGGGTTGCATAGAATGTTAGCTGCAAAGGACGTTTATGGCGACAAAGCGCGATTCCCGGTATATTTGGCCTATAACGACGAGGAACACTGGGATGATCTGGAGGATGCGTTAGAAAAAGGCACGCTTGATGAGTGGATTCAAAAGCGCAACGCAAAAATACGACAAAACCAGATCGACTACGATAACGCGAAATTCGACTTGGAACAAATACAAAGAAACCAAGACAAACTCGATGCAGCAAAATGGTTTAATTTAAGTGGAATCAATAGCCCTGATGATGTAGACGACGACACTCTACTTCGCTACTATAAGGAAATCGACGACTTATTTGAAATTGACGATTAAAAAATATAAATTCCCTCTTGACCGAGGGTTTTTATTTTTGATACAATATATACAACCTCACAAGAAACCGTGGGGGGAGACGCGTCAAGTCTACAACTAAAGTGAAAACGAGCATTCACGCTACGCGACCAAATGCGCAAGGTCAAGTTTGAAATCCAGAATCGGCTCATCTGGTAGGATGTAGACAAAAATTAAGATGGTAAAGGCCAAGGGATATCCTTCGCGACCATCTTTTTTATTTTATGTTGTGAAAATTGTTAGATTTGATAAAATAGTATTAGTTATAAAAATAAGGAGACTTATATATGCCTTACGATGAACCATACAAACCAGCAAATAATACCAGCGAAACCCCAGCGACACTCGTGGCCAAAGGTGGCGAACAATATCGAGATGAATTGTCCCCTAATCCAGCGCATTTTGGTTTTACTAGACAACTATTTTTTGAAAAACTAAACAACGTTAGCGATTCCGTTAAAGATGCCAATACTTTATATATTGTCCCAATTAAAAATGGCGATGAAGTAGTCGGCTATTATAAATATAGATACGATTTAGTGACCCGCGCATTCGTCCGGGTAGTCGCAGTCGAACCTCAAAACGAAGTCGTGAAAGGCGAACACAAACAAGCCAACGAAACAGCTATTGAAGTGACCGAACCAAAGGTTACCGACCCACTTTTCAATAAAATCAACCTCGGCATTAAACTTGGCGATATTGAAATCCCAAGTGGTGGAGCAAAACTATATAAACATTCTATTAGATTATCGTCACAAGAAAACAGAATTATAAAATTAATAAATACAGATATTTTTGCTTATGATTTTACTGATTTTGTTGGTTATGATTTTTTACCAAATGTTCAAAAAACATTAATTATTAAACACGGAACTAATCAAGCATTGATTACATATTCACCTGGTTCTACTACATTTACTTTTTCATTTTTCTCAGGAACTGAAATTGTTAATTATAATATCTCTAGTGATAGTAGTGATACTGTCACCGAATTATAAGGAGGAATATTTATGTCAAAAGCAGAACCAATCGTGGTTAATCCACCAAAGGAAATTGAAACCCCAACCTTTAGCAAAACCGAAATCGTCAAAATCATTAGAGAAACTGACGAGGCCGATAATTACCCAGAAGTTATCAAACTAGTCAACGATGGTATTGAAAAAGGTGACATCATTTTACCACCAGAAGTAAAAGCAAATGTTACTCCGGGCGCGGAGGTTAGCCGATTAAACACTTTAAAAGTCGGTGACGATGATTATCAAATCCCTTATCCAACTCAAAAATTATTAGGGTATAATCAAATAACTGTATCCGACGATGGAGAATATCACCTCGAGTGTTTCTTTTCTAACATTGCGAGCGAAGATATATTTGATGGTGGTTTAAGTTTGTATATTTTCACTTATGCAAACTGCTTTGTTATCTTCCCACTTTCTCAAACAGGTGAGGCACGCGTTCCCGCTAATTTAGTCGCAGAAGAAGATGGCACATCATATTTAGGAAAATTAAAAGCCACTTATGACTCACAATATGAAAGTTTACATATCACCACAAACATCACTTTAAATATTGTATCTGAAAACAGACCAACAGCATATTTATTTAAAGTTAGAATCATCTAACAAAAATAAGTTTTTACTATACCGAAAATTAAAAATAACTTAAAATAAATTTATCATAAGGAGACCAAAATTTATGGCACAAACACGTTATTATTACAAAGCGAAAAATGGCAAAGGTTACCTCAACCTCAAATCCCCTTTACCACAAGCGGAATTAGAAAACTACGAGGAAATTACAGCCGAGGAATTCGAACAATTGACTTATGTCGAACCAATCGCACCACACGAACCAACAGCGGCCGAATTACACCAAGCCGAAGTCCGTGGCCAAATCGCATTCCTCAAAGGTCAACTCGCAGCGACCGACTATCAAGCACTCAAACATAGTGAAGGTTGGATTAACGAGGAAGACTATGCCGAAGTCAAAGCACAAAGACAAGCATGGCGCGACCAAATTAACGAACTCGAATCCGAACTCGAATAGTAAAGGAGGCACTTTTTATGCCAGAAAACAACAAATTAATCGTTCCTCCTTTTAATAAGAAGGATATTAGAGAAATCGTCCAAAAAGACATCACCGATGGCGAGATTGTTTTGCCTATACAAGAGGGCGGGACGAAATTGTATAGTCACCACCTTCAATTATCAAAAGCGTCTGCGTTTCCTTCAAACCCTATTATTATAGATATATTTGATAATGATAGCACACCTATCACAATAGCCAATTTTGGAAGCAGAGTTTTACAAAATGATAGCACTCATTGTTCAGTTTATTCTATTAAACAAACAAGTTTTACAGGTAAACTAGGTATCAGGTTAGATTATACAGGAACTTCAAAAGTTAAAGTATCAGGTATATTCTTAAATACTTCAAATGAACTTGAATACGTAGAAGATGAATATGAATATCTTTACGGAAGTGACGTAGTCACCGAACTTTAATCTACCGACATTTATAGCATACAGCCCTCGTGTGAGGGCTTTTTCTTTTTCTCGGCTATTTATACCTTTTTTATACTTTCGCGCCACATTTCGCGTTTTTTATATTGTGTTAAATTAAAAGTATGTTAAACTAATAAATAGTTAATAGACAAAGGCGAAAAGCTGGAGTCGAATATAAGATTAACTAAAAAGCACGAATTTTTAATGGAGGTTCAGATCAATGAACGAAAAACTCGCGAAAAAACTCGAAAAATTACTCGCTAAAGCTGGTCTTGACGAAGATAAAATTGATGAAATTTTAAGCGAAGTCGCGGAGGCAAGCGCAGAGGAAGGTGTCCCAAATGATGTCGACCCTGAGGCAGTCCCAGAAGGCGAAGGCGAAGTCCAAGGCGATGATGTTCCAACCGAGGAATTACCTGTTGAGGAAGTTCCACAAGAAGAAGTCGTCCCACAAGCGGAAGAAGAACAAGTCCCACCAACCGATGGAAGTATCGAAAACGCGCTCAACGAATTAGCAGCGCAAGAACAAGGTGGCCAAGTTCCTCCAACCGAACAAGCAGTCCCTCCTGTGCCACAAGTAGACCCAAGCCAAATCGAACAACTAGTCGGTGATCTGGGCGAGGCGCAAAAAACCATCCAAGGTTTACTCGCTAGAATTGACTCACTCGAACAAGCATTAACACAAGCTGGTGTTATTAGTGGTGGTGGTTCACAATTGGGCGATGAGCAAGGTGCAATTACTCCAAGTGCAAATCACGATGCAAGTGCCGATGTATTTGATGATGTTCTCGCTCGTCTTAACGGCAAATAATAATAAAAAATAAAGAAAGGCAATTATTATGGCATTACAAACAGTTTCTCAAATCTTATCCCCAACCAATGCACCTTATATTAATGGTGTGTCAGCTAGATTAAGATTTAGCGCAGCCGTCCTTCGTAACCTCTATCAAGGTTTAGTCGAAAAAGATGGCAAGGGTATCGACGATAATTTTGTCTCCGCTAGTGAGGCAGAAGATAGCGCACAAATCTTCGTCCACCGTGTATTACCTGTTAGAATTAAACCACGTGAAGTCGGTGCTAACAAAAACGGTGCTGCATACTCCCAAAACCAACACTTCTCACAAACAGTCACAGTGGGTATTGAAATCTTACAAATCATCGATGACCCAATCCTCATCCCAAGATTTACCCAAGACCATCTCCCTGTTGACTTATTAAAAACCCATGTCGAGGATTTCTCAAATAGACTCGCAACAATCCTCAATGGTGCAACATTTGCCTCCAAATTCCTCGCTACATACTTATACAAAGCAAGTGGTAAGGCAATCAACGAAACCGTCATCTCTTTAGCAGCCCCAATCGATGGCAAAGTTATCAGAAACGGCTTTGTTAAAGCAAATGGCTTATTAGATAAAGGCGATAGAGATAATGGTATCGATATCTTCCCAAAAAAATCCAGAATTTGCGTTATTAAAGTCAGCTTTGGCCCAATCTTAAAGACCGAAGGTGTCCTCACATTAGGTGGCGCAAACGAAGTCTATGCTATCTTAAAGAACGCTGGTGTCAACAATAGTGGCGAAAGCATCGAAGATGATGGCTATGTTGGAACAATCGATGGTGTTGATATCCACGAAATCTCCACCGAATCCTTAATCCATGCATCCGAATTCTTAGGTTTCCCAGAATACGAATTAGAAGACTCCCCATTACTCGGCTACATCGCATCCTCCTATGCTAATGCTCGTGGTGTCTCCACAAGCAAACAAACAAAGGTCGTCGACGAAGTCAATGGCCAAGGCGTCCGTTTATTACCATACGTCAAATTTGGTGTCGTTTGCTGGTATCCAAAGGGCAACTCCATCCTCACCGAAAAAACAATCGATGTTTATGGTGGATTAAGAACATTATTTAGTTCAGACGCGACCAAAATCACCTTCAAAGTGAAATCTAGTGGTTCTCGTTTATATCCAAAATTTAGCACCTTAACATTCAATTCATCTACTAGCGTGTCCTTAACTGCACAAGCACTCGATGATTGGAGCGTTGACCACTTAGTTAATGCTTACTACCTCGAAACAACCACTCAAATTACATCCGTCATTGACTTTGTTAACAAAGCAACCGGAACAAGTGGCACAGACTATGTCCAAGGTGGCACATGCGATATTTCCACAGCTACAGGTGGAACAATCACTCCAAGCGCGTTAACAGCTAACAACTACTTAACCGTTCTCGCTATTGCCGATGATGGCTCTATCTCCCTCGTGTCCAAGAAATACACAGCTTAATAATTAATTAAGTAATTTATAAGGGGACTCTTGAAAAAGGGCCTCCTTTTTTAATACAATAGATTTATGAAGAAATTTAAAATTATAAAACCACATGACGACAAGAAACTAAAATTTAACCAGATCACCGGGAGGTATGAGTTAACCGTAGAATACTGCAAGAACGAATTTGACTCTACCTTTAAGGATGATGCGACTTTGAAACGTAGGATTAAACTAAACACTCAAAATGTTTATAGTTATCTAAATATCAATATCGCGACTGTAAACAAGACCGTAGTTTGGTATTTGCTACACAACACGCAAGAAGGGAGAGAATTCTTACTCGAATTATTAAGTGCGCAAATGTATGCCGATATTCAGACCGGGTATAACGACCTTTTATATCAACCTCCTGTAAGTTATACAAGCGGGAACGATAAAGATAGAGCCGTCGTTAAGCAAAACCTTTTATGCCCAGCTGCCGAGCAAATATACGAAGGGAGCGATGCCTACTTTGGCATTCGTATTGGCTATCAAGGTCAATTCCCTTATCCGTATTATTTCCTAGTAAAGGACTTATAATATGATTCCAACAAACAACGAGAATTTTGAACTTAAGTTATATAGGCGCAAAGATAACTCGCCTTATGAATACGAGGACACCCATTATTGCACATTTAAAGGCCGTCCAGCGAGCCAAATAGAAAAAAAGCAATATAGAATACAAAAAGGTGTAAATGGTAGCACAGACTCGGTTTTTGTTGTTGTGAGTAATTTACCAACCGATGTGAAGGATGGCGACCACGTCACCTTTATTGGTAAAGTCTGGACCGTTCAAAGTGTCGGCTACTACTTCGACCAATCTCGAATTATAAACGCGAGCTGCCTTTCCGAGAACCAGATCATCGATAGATGCCCAAAAGGACTCAACTTACAATAGTATGAAACCATTTTATATATTCATAAATATAGAATTTATAATGATGTTTGTAATTAGCGCGATAGTGTGGGAGGCGATAAAATTTGAACCAATAATGGTCATGGGTTTCTTCTCACTTATATGCCTAACAATGTCCACTATATATATGTTGGACGATTGGAACGAAAGAACAAAAGAAAAACGAAAAAATAAGGAGTAATAGAATGTTAGATTTCAATCTAGAACAAGTCGGAATAGAAGTCACAAACCTTATCAAACGCGCATCTTGGTTTCCTTACAAAACCGGGAACTTAAAATTCAATGCTACTCAAGGCGCGATGTATGATGAGACTACTTTTAGAATCCACTTTGACTCTAGCGTTGCTCCGTATGTTCAATATTTAGAGGAGGGAACTGACCCTCACGATATACCGGGAGCATTTGGCTATCCTTTGCCTTTTGGTATTGGTGGCCGTTTCGATGGTAAATTCCATCCCGGTAGCAAAAAACACAAAGGTTTTATTAGCGAAAAAGCCGTGAACACGATTGTAAACTATATCGCTAATAAATACGAAGGACAGGTGGAAGTATTATGATTGTATTAACCGAAGTAGCAAGAAAACTCCAAAATATACTTAATAGTCTCGAGGGTTTCCAAAATCCGACCGAGTATGAATTCGTCGTGGCAACCGAGGGTTTTCATATTGACTCTATTGCTAATGTAAAAAAAGGGCGCAATTTCATCCCTGTTTTTATTAGTTCTATGGGTGGGCAATTTAATCCTGTCCCAGAACTAAAACAAGCCAACTATTCAATCCCGATCGTTTTTTACTACCCGGTGCGCTTTAAAGACGACTTTTACCTTTTGGCCGAATTTTTAGCGTCTGTGTTCGTAGGCCGTCGTTTATACTATGGCGATATAAGTGGCTCAGCTATTTCAAATATTAGCGCGCCACAATATGGCGAACTCCAAAACCTAGACTTTAAACAATTTAACGAGTGGCTTGGTAATGTATATAAAAAGACCATTGAAAAAATGGAGGATTACATGACCATGCAAGTTACCCTTTACCTTTCGAGTGCTAATAGTAGTTATATATATGGCAATGATGTGGAGACAACTATTACAGTGACCATCGATGGGATTACCTACTCAAACGTTCCTGTAATTTTTGATGATGGTTCTATACAATCCAATTCGCAAGTTCAAAGCGAACAAGAATTAGGAACTAACGAATCCAAGGGTCTCCCATTTGGCACTTCTTATGGTTCATCCTTCCGTTTATATATTAAGGATGATTCCGTAACCGAAAATAACGTGACTACCGATGGAATTTGCATGGCTATTTTAGGTGCATGGTTTGATGGTTCTATTCAAAGTTTAACCTTCGATTTGAATTTCAAAGTGGGCAATAAAACCTTTACTAGAAAATGCTTTATAAATAGCGCGAACCTTCCAATTCAAAAGGGTCAAATTTTAGCAATTACATTAACTTTCTCGCCAAAAATCGAGGATGAAGAGGATGAAGAGGAATAGTTATGCCTGATTATAATATTTATGTTAGAGCAATAGGAACTAGCAACGGCTCGGTAGATAATCCAACTATTCCGTGGTCACAGCGCGAAACTACAAGTCCGACTGTCCCGTGGGGGCAAACCGAGGGAAATTTCACTGGTTTTAATGCGGGCGGAGTGGCTAGAACTGCTGCGATTTTTTCAAATCCAGATTCTATAATCGGTGGGGCTATTAGTAAAGGGATGAAAGCCCTCCCAGCCATAGCAGCCGCTTATGCAGTGATTAAAACTATTGAGAAGGTATATGAAACATGCCTCGATTTTTCTACTTTAAAATCTGGTGACTATGGGCCACAGATTGCTTTTGAAAATACAAGAAAAAGCATCGGTAATATTTTTAAACCGGTCAGCACTTCTATTAATGCATTAAGGTCGCAAACACAAAACCAAGTCGACAATCAAAGAATGTCGCAAAACCGAGAACTTTTAGGTGATAGCGTTATAAATAGTTATACGAATCGGGGGATATAATATGAAAATATATATTAACGATTTTACTAAACCAGTCAAAGCCGAGATTTTGCCTGTAAATACCCCAACACGCGATGAAACTCTCGAGACCTTTTCATTTGCTCTATTGTCTACTAAAAAGTCGCTCAGCGCGGCCAAAATCGCGCCAATGCAAAAAGTAAAAGTCGAATTTGAAAACACAACAAACGATGTTGCTTATTTTTATTTAGTATCAGACTCGGTCGAGATTTTTTCTATAAATCCGGTCCGTTATAAACACACTATTTCATGCATCCAAAATACACGTGAACTTTCAAAACACGTGGCTAGAAATTCGGTTTTTACTCAGCCGGCATATAAGTATAAGAAATCAATAACTCCTATTATTGAATGTTCCTATTTGCCTGATGCTCAATATCCAATCGCTGCTTTAGAATTAGCAACAGACACCCCGGCCTATGTTGCCGACAAAGGAACAACACTCGGGATTACTACACGCGAAAAAGTAAAAAAAGCATATATAGAAATCGACGTTCAAGCCGCTATCAGATATATAAAAAATGGTGTGGAATCAAAAGAATGGTATTATCCAACCGACCTCACAGATTTAAACGATGAATTACCACAAAATTTATCTCAAAATAGTATTTATTTAAATGATGATAATACAAATACCCACGTTTTGATTACCCCAACCGATTTAGGTTTATCAGCATGGGAGTTTAATAAAAAAATTGAATGCCCACTTGTTAAGGAATATATAGAAGATGGCAAATTAGACTTATATCTATCTACTGCCGGGGTGGGCCAAAACCCAACGATATTATTTACCGGGAGCAATTTATTATCTACCGGAACAGTCCCACTTTTTATTGCGGTCCAAATGCGCATCGTAGTGGAGACCTATTATCATGACTGTTATGATATTCTTAATTTGCTTATCGAAAGGCAAAAACAAGAAAACGACTTAAATACAGATAGAGACCCGATTTTTTCATTACCTAGCGACCCAAACGATGATTTATATAAACTATTAAAAAGCACAATTGCACCTAATTTCTATTTCACTCAACTTACCTTATACGAGTGTGTGGCTGAGGTATTTCGCTTATTTGATGCGATTTTCAATATGGATGAAGATGGGGTTCTCGGTATTGAGTATTTTAATGATTTAAGTGGCGAAGTAATAACTCCAAAACTAGCCGGCAAAAACGAAACTATAAGTGAAGACAAATATACAAATGGATTAGTGGCCTATTATCAAGATGCCAGACCAGAGCAGACCTTCCCATCTAAAAATGCTTATACAGGGGTCAGGGGCAGCCAATTAGGTGTGCCTTTAAAAGAGGACCGCTATTTTATATTAGACCATAAAATCTCATCTATTATTGAATTAAAAGCAAAAATTAAGGGTTTGACTGTCTTTCATTATTTAAGTGGGAGCAAATTAGAATCAACGATTGACGGAGATTATGTAATAGATTTAACTGACTGGGTAGTCACAGAAGATTTATGGTCTCAACTTGATGTAGATAACGATGACGGAACAAAAAACCCACGAAAACTAATCCAAGCCAACACTCTGCATTTCGCGGAGGGCGATAATAAAATCGCTATTGGTGCGCTTTATCAAAAAACGACTCTCGGAATAGACTGGTCCACCGTTTACTATTCATTTTGGAATTGCCTCAACTGCGCAATTTGCGGACAATTTGGAATCAAACACGACGGAGCAGACCTTCCAGATTATGCAAGTCCACAAGAAGATACATTTAAAGATATACTGCTCCAAGCGACTTATTATTCAATAGTCGATGGCAGAACCAAAGTCGAATCTCTAATTAATAAATACGATGGCGAAACATTAATCGACCAATATAACGGGGCGGTAGACCTCAACAAAATGGGATTAAATATGCTCGGTCTTTCATTAAAATTAGGCGAACCGACCCTCAACGCGACTCATATTATATCTACATGGGACAAAAGAATCAAAACCGGGCAAATATACAACTACGAAGGCGCGACATGGATTGCGAATGTTTGCTCATATACTTTACTCGGCAATGGCTACTTAAAGGGCCAGATTTCATTTGTTAAGAATTTTAATCAACTAGCATTAAGAACCCAATTACTACGCGAAAAACGAATGAGCAATATTTCGCGCCAACTTACAATAAAAAGTGAAGATAACTATATCGACCACGTTTATTTCTCATCAAAAGCAATCGCGGATTGGTCCGATACAGGCAATCCACGTTTAATTGCTATGGCTCACGATGGAGATTCCAGAACTTATTTTTATAAAGCATTAGCAAATACATTTAAAAACGTCTATGATATCGAAACCATCGGCATTGCTACTATATCAAAAGATAATGATGTAAAATATACAAACTCTAGTAATATGGGCCACGGAACAATTGGACCTTCTGGTGACGAATACGAATCAATCGTTATACTAACCGCTACCGGTATAAGTAGTCGCGATAATATTGAGGTCATTTTTACTAATAATAGTGGTTATCCTGTTAGCACCGATTATACAATATCTAGAATAGCAACAACCGTTATTATTACATTAACCTGCACCACTCCAGATGAGGACCATTATTTGCAGATTTTTGATGATGTGAATTATATGGTTAATATTTCTAATGGCTATTCGCAAGTCTATGTTCCACTTGTAAAATATGGCGCGGGGAATGCGCTCTGCTTTGAGATGGCTTTTGAAAATCCGATGTCCGCAGGCAATCAAACAACATCAGAAATCGGCTGGTTTGGTAATGACTATTATTTTACAACAGCGGTCAAATATTCTGATGCAGACGGATTCAAAGATGATTTTAATATTTATTTATATTTAAATAAAGACTATGGATTCGACCAATATTTCCCACAAATTAGCCAAAACAAAATCGACCCAAGTAATGCACAACTAAAATTAGAAAATTACCATTATTATAAACAACCTAATGAGATATTTGCTATCAACTATGAATTGATTTTTTTACCGGGCGATATTTTAAATGATTTTATCGGCTCGGCATTTATTGATGATAACTTTTTAGTAAATAACAAGACTAACGAAAATAAAAACTGTTATTTATATTACTCTACAAGCGATGATTCTAAATATAGCGTGTTAGATATAAAAGGCGATGGCAATTCTACACCAGTCACTTCAGTAACTGCGGTAACAGGAAGGATTGACGTTTATTTTAGCAATTTATCTGATGTCAAATCGTGGGCTTTATGTGATGAAAACGCGAACATTCTATTTGCTAGTAATAATGGCTGGACTGGCTCTAGTGACCACGTTTCTATTTATATTTATTTGAGTCACGATAGATTAGATTAAATTCTATTCTATTAAATTACATTAATTTAGTTTATATTTATATTATGAGACAAAGGAGCAATGACTAATGAGCATGTATATATTATTTAATCAAGATGGTTCATTAAAGGCCACGAACTTGGCCGACTTTATTGTAAAAGGCGAAGATAACCAAAAGTCGATTTTTATTGGAATCGAAGGTTTAACCGAAATAAACGACCTCGTTGCCGAGGTAGATGCAAAACTACCAGCTGAGGGTGTCGACCCTATTGCTATCACTTGCGAAACCGACTCCGAAACTATCGATGGCCATCTTTACTATGGATGGACCTTACCTATTACGGCCAATTTAACGGCCTATGAAGGTATCGTTTATGCTAGTTTAATCGTTACCGATGAAATCGCTAACACTACCTTTGTCACCTATAATTTCAAGTTAGTCGTTAACCCAAGTGTTATCGCTCCAGACGATGCCGAGGTAAATATTAGCATCGCGCAATATCGCTTACTTTTAAGTGCTTTAAATCAAAAAAGAAATCTTGAGACTTTCCCATTGTCTGTTTATGCCGTAGATGAAAGCGGCAATCAAACCACTTATAATTTAGATACAGCAAATATGCCTGATGGCGAAGTAGTAAAGCGTGGCGAAAACCAAGAAGTATGGGTTCGCAATAACCCAACTCAAGATTACGAGGCCATTCATAAAAAATATGTAGATGACCAAATTAAAAATTCAGTCAAATTTATCCCTTATTCTACTGCACGAACTTTCATTAACTTAAAAGAACTTGTCTTTTCTTTAGCCGCTGGTCTTGTAGGAACAAACTGCACTGCTATTGTCGAAATAGACACAAATGAATTGTATATTTGTGGATATAGGTCCTCCAATATCCTCGTATCAGATACTTATCTGGAAATCGAATCGTTAAGTGGAGCGGATAGATGGTATGGTAGATTTAATTTTACGGGTTTAGAAAACACGACACTTGCTAGTTTTATGTCTACACTTAGCACTAACGAATACTATCAACCTTACGCTTTAAAATTATATAGACACGATTTATTTGATGGCACAAATTACATTAGTATTATTAATAATTTGTCGAGACAAATCACAGAAAGTGGCACAAATTTATTGGCTGTTTTGAGAAAATCAACAATTGCTTTTAGAGTATCGGACAATCAAGTCCCTGTTTCTAATATGAGTTATTCAGGCATCCAAAGTGCTATGACTATTTATAAAACTGATGGAACAACTGGAGCATTTAATTCCACCAATTATACAGATACAGTGACCGAATTATAGGAGGTTCTTATATGAAAAAGAAATGTATTATTATTAAAAATCGTGACATCCCGATTGTATGTGTGGGCATTAGCGAACTCGAACCTTCCGAGTTTATTAAAGTAAGAAAAGAATGCGAGGATAATTTCAAAAAATTTATCGCGTATAAAAATGGCCGTGAGGCACAGCTAGAAAAGCGCATCGCTGATCTGGAACATGCCATCAAGGTTCTAAAAGGCGAGGAGGACGAATAGTATGTGGGAGACCTTTACAAATTGGTTAACTAACTTTTTTAATGAACCTGTAGTTATATCTATTACAACGGTATTGTCTACCCTTGGCGCGTTTCTTTTATTCTTATCCAAGACTTCTTTTGGTAAAAAGGCCATTTACAAATTAACCGAATTAGGCCATAGAGTCGAAAAGAAAGTTAACGATATAGGCGAAACCGTCGAGGCGCATAAAAAGGAAGTCCAAAACGAGGTTGTTGCTTTAAAAGAAAACTATGAGCAAAAAATCGCCATCGTTCTTTCTATTGCTAACTTCTATGAGCAGTCCTTCTTTGAAATCGCGTCTTTAATACCAAACGCAAAGGTCCAAGCCAAGGTTACCGAAGTGCGCGAAGTATATGAGGCAAAGAAAAAAGTCATCGAAAACGAAATCGGCCTTATTTATGACGACTTTGAAACGGCCGTCATTGAAAAAACCGAACTTATCGAGAAAGAGTATGCCGATAAATATCACGCTATTTCGCAAGAACTAGAAAACCTTAAACTCCAGATCCAACCGTTCCAAAGGTCTGTTGATGAAATTCTGGACAGTGTCCAACCTGTAGAGGAGGAACCTTATGAGCAAGAAACAGAAAACACCGAGCCAACTCAAGAGACAATATAACGTCCTCTCGAAAACATGCTTTTATAGTCAGTTTTTTGCTGTAGCAGCGCCTTACCTTGTAATCGGTGGGATTAAGTTTAACGACTACTTCATCGAATATAGTGGGTGGAAGATGAGTCTTGCCTCCGTGATAGCGTTTGTCGTTATGGGTGGCGCAATCGTAGCTGTATCGACCAAAAAAATCAAATCTAGTTATGGAACGCTCCTTATTACTTGGCTCGCGTTTATCGGCTTTTTATTCTTAATTGATAAAGTAGTCGAGGACCTCAAGTTTATCATGAGCGCTGGTGTAGCGGGTTTATTAGTAGCGTGGGAATTAGATGCCCAAAGTAACCGACTCAAGAAAAAAGTCATTAAAATTGACGAAGGCATCGCCCTAGCTGAGAAAGAATCAATCCGTGATGCATATCAAGAAGAAGTAGCAAACAAACAAGAAAAAAAGAAAGTAAAAATTAGAGTGAGAAAGGAATAATTGAATTTTTATGGGTCTACAAAATGGAGTAAACAAAGCGGACGAATTATTAGAGAAGTATGTTTCAATAGTAACGTCCAAAAAAGAATTTTTATTTAGGCAATTATTAAACGTCGTTTTAGTATTTGTCGTTTTGCTAGTATTTGGATGCCTAGACTTTGCATCCTTAAAATTTCACTTTGAGTTTCTAAAGGAGTGGAATTTCTGGAGCGCGATTATACTTAAAACCATCGCATCTATTATGGCCTTTAACTTGGGCATTAACTTTTTACTAGATAGCGAAATCCAAAAAAACGGCAACTTACAAGACAACATTCGTCGTTATGATATCCTTAACAAAAACAAAACAAAGGACTTTGAATTTTATGTAAATAGAATCTACAACGTCCAAAATAAGGTGAGCGCGTATATAAGCGCAATAAATAGAAAAATATATATATTAAACAAGTTTTCTCGTAGGAGAGACCGATTGCTATATACTAGCGACCTCCCGGAACGCGAAGGTGAAAAAGCGAAAAACCTTTATTGCCGTGTAAGAAAAGAACTCGAGGATTTGAAAAGCGAGGAATATATAAACAAAAATATAAATTCTATTAACGTGCGTTATATAGAAGTCGACCCCGCTATATTCGAGTTAGAAATTGACGGCTCGCAAAAGGCCAAAAGAAATCGTGTGCGTGGTTCTATTGCTACAGGTAGAGTCAAAGCCAGCTCTAGTATCGTGCTATCTACCGTTATGATTACCTCGTTTTTTACGGCTTTAGGTTTGGAATTATACAAGGACGAATTTGAAACGGTGGCGCAAAGGATATTACATTATCTATTAAAAATTGCGACCGACGTTGGTGTTATCGTATGGCAAATCTCCCATGGCCTATTGAAAACCAGATCAATCGTGTCGGCTCAGCTAACAACCCCATTTGCTAATAGAAATGCCGTCTTGATTGGCTACTACCAATGGCGATTAGATAAAAAAGAAGTCGTGCCGAGTGCCGTATTGCGCGAAATTACCCCCGAAACGGCCGACGACAGCGACGTTATAGAAGTCGACGAGTCAATATTCAATAAAATTAAAAACCCCCAATAGTGGGGGCTTTTTTATATAAGGCGCGCTAGTAGTAAAATAAGCAACACCAGATCAAACGCAACGAGCGACAATACAAATGCTTTCATTCTTTATTTTTATCCTCGATTTTTTCTTTCATACATTCTATTAGTTCCTCAAAGTCACGAACGATTTTTTCATTCATTTCTTTTTCCTTTTCTGGATGTTCTTCGTAATATTTTTTAAGTTTAAAATCGTGTATTTTATCCACGATGCTAATTATAAATGACCATGTTATATTTATGGTCCACCCTAGAACTAGAATGCAAGATGCGACTCCCGCGATATTGAGATACACTTCGATGTTATGGTCACTATTAAGAACAAATACATCATATCCCGCCAATATTAGGCATCCACTAATTAATAGTGGGATGAGCATAAGCCATAAATTCATCATTATATATTTATCAAACCATCTCATAATAGCACCTCTTTCAATAAATTATATTCATCTGTGGTTATTCTCATAAATGGAGGAACCGTTAAATTGTATTTTAATAATGGTTCATTACTTATTTCAATACACCTAATAAAATATCCAAAATCAATTCGTTTATTTTTGATAATCTCTAATGCTTTATGCTCTTTATAAGTGCGTTCATATAGTTTATTAAAATCATCTTGTAAGGTTTCATACTCTTTAAGTGCAGTTTCAATTTCTTTAATGTAATTAGGCAATTCACTAAAAATCCTTACTGTTTGAAAGTTTCTTTGCGCCTTATCTTTATAATAATCTAATATTTCTAGTAATTTTTTTAATGCCTCTAATGGCGTTAATTGTTTATTTTGCTCGTTCATAAACTTCTTTTATGTTCCTTTCTATTTTTTCAAAATCGTAATCGTTATAATCAATTTTTATTCCGTATTCTTTGGCGATTTTTTTTATAGTGTGAACGCAATCGGCACAACCATTCCATAGTTTGTATTCGCATTTGTCGCAACACCAATGATAGCCACAACAATATTCGCCATTATAAATACCACGCTCTTCGTGTATTTTTTCGCAATGCATTTTATATTTTTTAGTCCATTTTCTTTTTTGGTATTCGGTATAATTAGGTTTGATGTCAAATAAAGATAATTGTTTACTCATCTTCTAGCACCTCCATGCTTGTGCCCTTTGTGTTTACGCAATTTGCGTTTTCTTTCTAGAGATTTCTTATATTCTAATCTGCTTTGACTTTTTCCTTTGTGTTCATAACCGGGAATTTCTTCTCTGGTCTTACATCTAGTCGGTGAATGTTGCTTATTGTAATATTGGCTACTATAAAGAGAATAATTACTCATACCTGCTAACATCGACGCAAGTAGTATGTTTGAAAATAGTTTTTTACTCATAACAACTCTAATTCCCCTTTTTTGGTTTATTTCCCTCTGCGATAATAATTAATAATAGAATGGGACTTAAAGCATTGATTTCTAATAATACAACAGCATAATCGTCGTCCCAAAGCCGTAAAAAACTACCAACGATTATGTATGCTGTTATTGCTAGTGCTATAATATAGCAAAAAATACTAAAACCCCATTTTTTAATAAAATTTTTCATAACCATTCAACACTCCTTCCGCCTATAACCACTAAAACAAATAGTGAGGAAAGTTCAATTACGCCACTAAAAATTAATGGTATGAAATTATTTGTATAAATACAAAAGGGCAACATAAACAATAAACTTAACATAATTCTAACTCTCCTTTACTCTAAAGTTTTCTATGTATGGAATGGAACTATCTAATATCCCAATAGAAACATATTCGTTTTTTTCTTCCCAAAAAACATCTAATCCAAAATGACTTCTACACAACGGACCACCTTCCTGAAAAGTTAATATTCCTTCAAAATGATGGTTGTTATCTCGCATATCTTTTCCTTCTGTTATTTTAGGCAATGGCAAATATGCTAAATCATTTACATCAAAAGAAACATTTTTACCAATATATTTTTTTAATTCGTTTGTTGTCATAACAATTCCTCCTTTGTTAAAGCCCAAGTTTTGCCATAGTCTTTAAGAAGAACCGCAGCAAAAGATGACCCTAAATAAAATTCAGCTTTATTATCTATTGTAGTTAATGAAAGAAAAGGTGCTTGATATATGACATTTTCCTCATTCCAATTAACTCCATTTTGATAAAATAACCCTGTTTCATCATCAAAATTACTTGGATTGTGCAATTTAAAACTTTCTAATTCTTCACCAGTTATAAAAAGACTTTTTTCATTAAACCAATAACCATTCTTCATTGCCTTAAACAGAGTAATCAAATCAATACCAATTTGTTCACTTAACTCACCATATTTATCAGCTAAATCTAATCTTCTTCTGAGATCCTCATTGTCATAAACACAAAACTCATCTTCGATATCTTCTAATTGACCAAGTTTTTGATATATCTTATTTAATTTATCGTTTTCTAATTCACAATTCTTTTCCGTTAATCTCATAACAACTTTAACCTTTCCTCCTCCCTTGGTATTTTGCCTCTTGGTATTTATAGCGTGCGAAGGCAGCGCGCTTTTTACAACCACACGATTTGGTGTGGCCGTTTTTCATGCTATCTTCTCGGATGATGCATTCTTTACCACAAGCCGTGCATTTGCACCTCCAGAATTTGCGCTTTCTTTTAGCGTCCATTTTGTATATGGGTTCTATTGGGCGGATGTAATTATAATAACTCATAACCACCCTTTAAAAACCACTCACGAACACTAGCCGTAATCTTGGTTTGGCCGTGGAGCACGCGTTCTATATATTGGCGCGAAACCCCACATTTTTTTGCGAACTTGTTAACCGTTAGGTTTTGCTCCCATAACCAAGTTTTAAAGCGCAAAAGCGCAGCTTGGGTGATATAGTTTCCGTCTTTAATCATAACCTTCCTCCTTTACATTCGAGGATAGTTTCTAATGCCTTTAATGATTCAATGTGGTATTTAGCCATTAAGGTTTCAATTTCCTCGAGTTTGGCGAATGCTTGTTTTTCCTTTTCATAGCGTGTAGCTGTGCCGTCAAGGATAATGTCGCCATCTCTAATTAAACGTTCCATTTATTTATTTACCCTCCTTTTTTTTAATTCTTTAAGTTCGTTTTCTAATTTAATGATACGTTTCTCGATTTTTGATTCTGGTGTATCGACCTCAAATTCAATAATTCCATCTTTGAGTAGATTTGCGAATAAATATGCAAGACCGATTGTAAATGTAGGATTACCCCATGCAAATGTCATTTTATATTTGGTTCTATGGCGCGCATTCTTCCACACCACGATTTCCTTTCCTACACGTCCAGTCGTTTTATTATATATTTTATATTGATAAGAACGTGTATCTTCCTCGAAACCGTAATCAATTAAACGTTCAGGTTTCAAACAAATAATATGATATTCTTTAATCATTCCAGATCCTCCTTTCTTAATATATATTCCCTAATAAAGCGATTCGCGTATTCTGGCGAAATCATAGAACGGTCGACTTTACCTTCGTATATAATGCGCTTTTTAGGTTTAATATCTACCCCTTCAAAAATAAAATTATTAGAAGGTTCACGGCCTATAAACCAATATTGGGTTTTCTTCGCATAGTAATCGCCATTCGCGTAACGGTCATGGTCTATAAACGCGCAAGGGATGGGCCAATACTTAACAAGGAAGTGGGTGGTGGACCATGGGTTTTCTATAATCAAAGGAATGGCCCTTTTTAGGCACACTAACGCGAGTTTTGTAACTTGGTCGTATAATTCCTTTAACTCGGCCATAAGTTTCAGATCGTATTCGAGTTTTTGCTCTAGCGACCATTTTTTCATTTGAACGGCCGTGCCACGGAAGTGCATCTGTATTTGGTCTTCGAACCTAATGCATGGGAAGAAGGCGATGATTTGGTCGCCTTGTTTAATATTATCGAATATACTTGGCTCGCCATTGTATGCCTTGTCGGTCTCGGCAAATAGGTCGATAACGTGGTCGGTTTGACCGAAGTCGTCGAGGATATCGTAATCCTCAGCTGCGAAACCTAGTTTTTTAAATTCGTTTTTGAAAGTTCCGCTTTGCTCATAAAAACAATGAAACATGCTATTTTGCCACCTTTCTTACTTTTGGTTTTTTCATATTATAGAATCCACGCTTGTCGATTGGCCTAACTACTGTTAGCAAGTAGATGCCCTTTTTATATACATCTAGAAACAAGCGTCCTGTTCCTTCCTCTACTACTATGGAACAATAATCATCTTTTGTAACACCTATATTAACTGCTTTCATAAAACGAACCTCCTCTTTGGTATTTCGATGTTGAGTTTGATTGGTTTTTCTGGTGGCGCGACCCAATAGCTGTGCATCGTTTGGAGCGATGAGTCCCAAGTGTCGATGACCTTCCCTTCGTATATAAGGGTTACGTGGTGCGACCCAGCTTTGACTACCCCTGTGAACCTTGGGTTGGCTTTTAAGAACTCGCGAATAGTCATTTTTTTATTCGTAGACTTACGTGGCTCTTTATAGCGAGTGAACCCTTTTGTTTCGAGGTATTTATCGATGGTTTTATCTTCGTTAAAGACTCGGCCTAGCGAAATCCCAACCTCGGTCATTTCGCGTATAGTAGTCTCCCAAGACTGAGAAAGCGCAACGCTAATCGCTCGCGCCACGCAGTCCCCGGCATTTTTGCCTTTTCCATTCGCATTATAGAATGTGAAGAAGTCGTTATTTTGGTATTTGTAAGTCGCCATTACAATTCCTCCTTTAATTGTCGAAATCTTGGTCGGCTAAATCTCGCAAAGCACAAGATATTTCAAATAAGGCATTGTAATTTTTACCTTTATCTTTATTTGCTCTTTCAAGATTTCCTAAATAATTATCTATTTCGTCTGCTAATTGTTCTATTTTCTTTTGCGCTTGTTTGTATGTCATAACAATTCCTCCTTTCCTACGATTTCGATGTAGTGGTCGTTATCGCTAAATGGCTCGTCCTCGCCTTCCACGTAGTAGAATGTGCATCCCTCGTAAGGGTCAAACCTCGTGGCGCGTAAGATGTATCTTTTGCCGTCGATACTAACGATGGTTTTTCTTAAAACCTTTCTAAGTCTAATTTCCTTTAAAACGTCTAACATACTAACTAATCGCTCCTTCCGCTAGTGTATCAATTAATCCTTCAAGGGCATCCACGTCGTTGGTGTAACTTTTGCGCATGTCTTTGAAACATAGAACCATTAATGCTAATGGCATGTGATATAATTTCGCTAATCTAGTCAAGTCTTTAAATGTAGTCTTTGCCATAATATTACCTCCAGAAAATGGGGGTGTTCCCCCCTAGTCTATCTCAGCCCCCATAATGTTGGCTGCCTCACAAAGGGCGAGAAGTGTAGCGTGTGCGACCCTTACTCTTGGGTCTTTCTCTACCTCAGCGGCTTGTTGCCACCACTCAAGGTTTGGTTGTTTTTTCTTTACTTCTCTTCTTACCATTGTCTCGGTAGCCAAGAAATGTGCGCGGGCTTTTCTAATTTTCTCGGTTAGCTGTTCGCGTCTTTCTTTAATTGTTAGGTTTGCCATGTATCTTTCCTCCTTCAGGCACCACCATTGTCGCTCTTTTGGCTGCGACATGCAACTAGTTTTTTAAAGAAAATAAAAAACCCCGAGGTATAGTCGGAGTCTAATTTGAACGTGCAAACCTTAACCGTATAACTTAAGGTGTAACCACGATCTGGGTAACCATTGTCTTTGGATTCAAAAGGAGAATCATCATCATGTCAAAGCCGACAACCATTCCGTTCTTTCCCTTCATGCCTTTCCATTAAGGTTGTATATAGTATATCAATTATAAAAGTATATTATCAATGAAAACTTGAGGGATTGGTAATTTCTCGCCATTACGGATAAGGTAGCAACCCTCGGCACTTCCCTTATAGCGAATATAACGTTTTACATCCACGTCTACATAGCGTGGGTCGATTTCCATGGTATATACACGACGACCAGCTTGGTCTCCTGCGATAAGGGTAGAACCAGATCCACTGAATGAATCTAAAATAAGGTCGCCCTTTTTACTACCAAACTCAATGAGCCAACCAATAAGGTCGAGTGGTTTCATGGTTGGGTGTTCCAAGCTGCGTTTTGGTCGGTCGAATTTTAGAACGTTGTCGATGGTTCTATCGCCTTTATCAAAGTGCGCTGCGCCTTCTTTCCAACCGATAAGGATTGGTTCGTATTTATAGTGCATCCACGCGTGGCCCATAACAAATGTATCCTTTAACCAGATCGCGTTTTGATGCCATTTGAAACCCGCCTCCTCGTATGCTTGACGGAAGTTTATCTCCTCCTTGTCGGCATGGAATACAAAACATGGACATCCCGGTTTCGCGTGGTCATAGCAATTGCGAAAAGCCAAGAATAAAAACTTTTTAAATTCATCGTTTCCTTGTCTATCGTTGTCGATAGTAAGCGCATCGGCCGTTTTGCCTACATAAGCCACGTTATATGGTGGGTCGGTAAGAACAAGGTCGACCTTTTCATCGCCTACTAGAGTGTCCACGTCTTTGCTATCAGTGGAATCGCCACACATAACGCGATTGTTTCCTAGCACGTAGATATCGCCTAGCTGTGACTCGCTTTCCTCGGTAAGGAACTCGTCCTCGTCAAAGTCGTCGTCGGTGACTTCTGGTTCTGGTTCGTCGTCTAGGAATTCTTTAAAACCTAGACTTTCGAGGTCAAACTCGCCTTCTAAGGCACGTAATTCCTCATCAAGGGTAGATACATCCCAAACGCTCATCTCGGCCGACCTATTGTGAGTTAGCGCGTATGCTTTGCGTTGCTCGTCGGTTAGGTCATCGAGTCTAATACATGGGACAACTTCCAATCCGAGTTTTTTAGCGGCAAGCACACGGCCGTGGCCCTCGACGATGAGGTTCTTTTTGCTCCAAATACCAACCGGGTCTTTAAAACCAAATTGCTCGATTGAGTTTGCGATAATATTGATATCGAAATCCGAGTGGTGGCGAGCGTTTTTCTCGTAAGGTGTAAGAGCATCTATTGGTAGATACTCAATTTTTAATTCGTAATTTTCCATTCGTTTACTCCTTTGTATTTACTTTATTAAAACACAAAAAAAAGGGTTTTCACACCCTTTTTATTTAATCCTCGCCTTTTATCAGCTCGTCTACCAAGTCCTCCTTGATATCGTCTATGAAGGTGCGCCAATATTCACGCGCTTGGCTTTCATCGTCAAATTTGAGTCGGCCTTGGCCACTGCGTTTGACCTTTAGCATCATGATGCCTTGTTTCCATAGTTTCTTTTTACCTTGGCGTTCATAGATGCGCTTTGTAAATTGCCTTACTTCGTCTTTATTGGTGGCGACCCAATATTCACGGTCGTCATTCCAAATAATAGCTGTGTGAACGTCTAGGTTCATGTTGATAATGTCAATATCGTTATATATTGCGATGCATGGGTGGTGGGTATGTGGGTCGGTGGCCCTTACATAGCCGTCCTTGTATTGTTTGGCGGGATAGTTATCAATTATCTCGTCGAGAGGGGTTTTAAGACCGAATTCGCTATTTCTTACGATTAGGTCGTGGGTGCGCCATTGTCTGGTGGTTAACCCAAATGAGTCTTTTTTAGTTTTTGGCATGTTATCTTCTCTCCTTTACTAGCCATTATATTAATCGCTCTATTAGTAGCAATATGCAACTAAATGGTGATATTTATTTTTCAAAGGGTAAAACGTCGTCATCGGCTTGGCTTGGATTTTGTATTTCATCCAAGGCATCCTTATATTCTGGCGGCACGTCCTTTGGTTCGTCCTCTTGAGGTGAAAAGGTAGCGATGCCGTTTTTCTTAACATGGAGTTTGTTTTCCCAATATACGGCATAAGGGGTGGCTCTCCAAGAGTAGCATTGCGCCCCGGGATTATGCACGAAGTATGAGGCAATAAATACCTCGGCTCGGTTTGGTAGCTGTAGCAATTCCCCATTTACTACTAGTTCATTAAATACCCCTTTATCATAGCCGAGCGAGTCTAATACTTGGAGTGGGTTTGGCACAAAGCCGTTTATCGCGTAGAAGTTAAGCGCGACATAATACAGCTTGGCTTGGTTGCTAACTTGCGCGAAATGGTCGTTAAATAAGAAGTTATAGTTAAACATGGTGTAGTTTTTCATTAGTTAAGTCCCCCATTTCTATTGGCCACTAATACTCGCTTATTGAAACAAGAGGCAATTTCCTTTTTTATCAGATCGTCGTTACAACACTCCCTCGAAAGGTGGAGCAATATAATCGCCTTTGTATTGGTAAGGTCCATGCCCTTGAGTGTTTTCTTTACCCCGGCAAGGGACAAATGATAACTCGCTTGTCTTTTGAACTTAAAGACTTTTGATTCGTTCCCCTCTAATAGTGCCTTATCCATAATGGCCTCCAGCTGCTTACGGACGTGGTTACATTCGAGCATTATATAGTTATATTTATAGTTAAAATATTGAGATTCTATATAGCGCGTGTCCGTAACAAATAGCAAGGACTCGTTGTCGCTAGTAAGGAATATAAATCCGTAGCAAGGAACATCGTGGACCACCGGGAAGGAGCGAACCTTAATCCAATCGGTAAGTTTGGCCTTTTCTGGCGCGTTTGCGCCCTCTCTCCACGGAGCATAGGTTTTTACCCCTAGTGCCTCGAAATCGTAGAGAGAAAGCGCGTGGTCTTTATGGGCATGCGAAACGCAAAGGGCCTTAATTTGGTCTAGCTGTATATCGTAGTCATCGAGTTTTGAAACGATAGTTTTAAATGGTAAACCACACTCGACCATAATATACTCGTCGCCTTTGCCTAGTAAGTAGCAATTCCCACTACTTCCAGATCCGAGACAAATAATTTTTAGTTCTTCCATTTCGCATCCCTCCTATTAATTAAGCGTCTTCTTCGCTTGGGTCGTCAAATAGTGAATTGATATCGTTTGCGACTTTGGTAACTACACCTTCGTCGTCGACCTTTACTTCTGGCGCAGCGTCAACCGACTCGACTTCTTTAACGTCTAGCATTGGCGCGTTAGCCATGGCCAATACTTCCTCGGCATTGTGACCCTTTACATACACGTCGGCATTATCAAAGGTCTTCTCATTTAATTCTCTAGCGAGCGCGCTACTATAATCGATTTGCACGCGCTTGACGGCATTTAATACTAGTTTAGTAATAATCATCTCTTCGCTAGATAACCCGGTATAAGTATCGTTTACAAGTGGTGCGATAGTTTTGTCGGTTAGTAATTGCTCGAGGGTCATGTCGGTAATTTTGGCGAGGACTTCCTCTTTGTTTGACTTACCCATGAGCGATTGTTTGATTTGGGCCTTAATATTGGTGGCTACGGATTCGCGCTCAGCTATACGATAGTCAATAAAGCCATCTTTGTATTTAATAGGAACAACAACCAAGCGGACCTTACCATCCGTGCCATGTGGTTGCCATTCTGGTGGGATTACTTCGACCCCTTTAAAGGTTTGATATTTGAAATCGTCACCTTCTCTAACTATCCATTCAGGATATACCTTGGCGACGTTCCTTCCGTAGGTGGCGAGAATTTTTAATTGGCCTTTATATTGAGGTTTGACTTCGATAACCTTCACCCAATTATCAGTGCCGTTTGGCTTTTTGCCACGTTTCTCGTTTCTAACGATAGTGAACACCTCTTTATTGTCGGTGTTAAGGCGATATACGATAACGTATTTAATCGCGTTGTTGATTGTTTCCTTGTCTACTTCCGGGGAAGTGAAGGTTAGGCCGTCCTTTGCTAATTGGACGTTGATCTGGGCGAGGATATTGTATCCACACACAGCTTGGTAATTGTCGATGTTACCAATGATGGATTCGAGTCCTTTACCAATTGCGCCAACATAATCGCGTTGGGCTTGCATGAGACTCTTTGGTTTTGCTTTTGCGACTTCGTTCATTTTATCTTCCTCCTTTATTGAACCATTGCGCCTATATACTGAGCATCGTTTTGCTCTATAAATTCATTTAACGATTGGTTAGAAATAGAATCAAGCGACTCCATATTGTCTACCAATAGTGGAAGGGTTGGGATGTTGTAAGTCTTGGCGACCAAGGATACAAAGGCAACGGCCATGCATGTTTTCTCGGCATAAGAACCTTGACTAAATGGTAAGTTAGAAATTGGAAGGATTGGGTAGCAAACGTCAAGGAATACGTCCTCATCCACACCCTTTTCTAAAATACAAACACCCATTTTCATGGCTTTCTGGTAATAGCCATTAATGTGCTTTGATACGGCCAAGGCATACTTTTGAATAAGTGTCTCGCGTGATTCGACTTCTTTCATTTCTTTCTCGGTTTTAGTTTGTAACTCGTGCGCCTTGCCGCTTATTTCTGGGAACAAAGGAATCGCTACTTTACAAGCATCAAGGGTCTTTTTAAGGGCCCTTTTCTCGGTATCGATAGAACCTAACAAAAAGTATGGGTCGCGATTTGGATATCTAGTTAAAACCTCAACCACGGCCTTGCTTTGTTTCTCAGCTATTTCATCGAAATTGACGTCGGCTAGTAAATAAAAGAATTGACGGAGCGATTTTGGTGCTACTGTTTCAAAATATAAAGGATTTAATAAGAATTTAACAATATCAAACCCCTTTGGTTCTTTTAGGATAATATCGCTTAACCCTAATTTTGCATGTAGCTGTGCCTCGCCATTTTTCACGGTCTTGCATAGAACATCGTTAATATAAATGCTTACGGTTGGAACACCAAGCACAAGGTCGCATCTTCTCTCGAAAGTGAAACCCTCGAATTCAAGTCTGACCGAAATAGATGGAACGACCACATCTGGGTCGGTAATGGTGAAATTTGCACGGTTGTCGTTGCTACCATCCATGGTCGTGCCTGTGAATGCCCAATGGATAGCATTGAGGGTGTTTGTTTTACCTGTCATGTTTGCGCCTTCCACGACATAGGTTTTGTCGAGGAGGATTGCTCTCTCCACGACGTTTCTAAAATTTTTGATTACTGCTTTTAATAGTTTCATAAATTCTAATTCCCCTTTCTAATAAGTAATCGTATGTATATCCACTAATGCGATAACGATTGCCGTTGTTATCGACCAAGTGGTAGTGACCTCTTGAGTCTAGAGGTATGATGTAGACCACCAAATTCTGGTTGACCGAACCGAATGGATAGTCGGTATGAATCATCGCCATATAATACCTCCTTATGAATAAATCCTGTAATAGCGTGTTCCTTGGATGTCGAACTCGCGCAATTTCAATTTGTTAACTGCGTGTTCGTAAGCTGCCTTAAACGTTTTAAAGTGACGTGTAATAAAACGTCCCTTTTTCTCGTTCCAATAGACCAGATCAAACTCCTTCATAGCTGTTCCTCCTCCTTTGTAACCCATCGCGTTTCTATATCGTCGGTGTCATAGAATACCCCGGCCCCGGTATAGTAAGCAAAGCATTTTTTATGCTCATCGTATCTAGTATAAGTCACCTCGTATTGGCGACCGTTGTATATAACCACCATCATGCTAAAGACCCCAAGTGTAAAACTATCATGACCTCGTAAGTGGTGCAGTTACAACGAAAAGCGCATTCTTCCATACGTGCTAAAGATACGTTGGTCTTTTGCATTTCTGGGTGCGTTTCAATATAGCGCTGAATCGCGCTTGTTTTACTCATATTATTTCTCGGCATATTTTCTCGCTCCTTTGCCTTGGTATCTATAATTTACCTCAAAGGAATAAAAAGATGCAACTACTGATTCGACTTTTTTACTCGCGTATCATCGCGTGTGCATCACGACTAATTAATGTTTAATTAAATAAAAAAGAATAAAAAGGAATAAAACAAAAAAGAAATAAAAAGAAATAAACGAATGTAATAATATTTATTATTCCATTCAAAAATATATAAAAGATTTATCCATAAACCCCATTTGTATATAAACTTCATTTATATAAGATGCCACAGCTAGTAAAAATTGATCTGAAACAGAAAGAAAAAGGATTTTTTATACATATTTTTTATATTTTTTGTTGTGAATGGTTTATTTTTTGATACAATTTTAAATGGTAGATGGACTTTTCTCGCTTTGTCGTTTACTCCGCTAAATGACCCTCCATCTACTTTTTCTTTACTTCGTGTGTTAATAAATGTTGTTATAAGTAATAAAGTATGTTATATAAATAATATAAGTCAATATTACTCCTCCAAAGTAAAAGACTAATAACCCCTACTTACTAATTAAGTTATTGAATCGTAATTAGTGAAATGAAACGCGCGATGGTTTCAAGTCCCTTCGCGTTTTTCTTTGCCTTTTATCGCGCAGCTGCTATAAAATAAATTAGAAGTGAGAAGAAACTGATGGCTAGAAAAAAACTCGAAATAAAAGCAGAACAAGACCAAATCGACCGAATGTATCTCGCCCTTAAAGCGGGAGCACCTTTGCCGTTGGCTTTGAAGTCAGCTGGGATAAGTGCCACTAACTATTACTATTGGGTGGCCATCGCCTCTATTGTCGTGGAAGTAAAAAATCGACAAGAAATCCACGATCTGGAAGATATAGCCAAAAGTGGTGTGTCGCTATCGGTGGTCCGTGAACTTGCAGCTAATAGCCAAGGCAACACCAGGGATGCGATTTCTGGTTTCATTGAACCAACCGAGGAAGGCATCCTTCAATATAAAAACAACACAAAGTTTCGCAAGTTTGCCGATAGATGTTATGAGATAGTTAAGGAGTGCGATAGATTGCGCTCCGACTTTGCTATTCGTCAATTGCTACAAATACAACAATCAACCAAAGATAAAAAAATCAACCCTTCCGGGGCGATGTGGTGGCTCGAAAGGTCGCTCCCTGATGCATTTGCTAAACCTAGCGACAAAGCCAAGGAAAGCGAAAACACACGCGTTGCGACCGAACCAATCCGTGTCGAGTTTGTCGACCCTAATACTGATGCCTCTAGAGAAAGGTTAATCGAATTAGAACGCGAGGTTCTGGACGGCCTTAAAAAGGGTGGTGACGCGTAATGGTAACCGTTACAATGCCGTTATTTTGTAAAGAAATAATGGAAAGCGACAACCCTTACTATTTGCTTTATGGTGGCCGTATTGGTGGCAAAACTAAAAACACGGCCGTTATCTCCACTATTACACAGCTAATGTATCCCTACACCGACGTGGTAGTGGCTCGTGTCAGCTATGGTTCATTAGCCGACTCATCCTATGCCGAAATAAAAAGCGCAATCGATGATTTGGGCGAGAATATTAGCGAGCAATTCGTATTGAAAAAAAGCCCACTCCGTATCGAGCGCAAAGGCGATGCCGGGACAATATACTTTATTGGTTATGGTGGCTCGAATACCTCCAGAACTAAATCCTTTAAACCAAAGCACCCAATCAAGGTGGTTATTTTGGAAGAAACCCAAGAATTAAAAAATAAAGAAAACTTGGACCAAGCACTCGCGTCCCTTCGTCGTCGTTTTGGCGAAGGAGTCAAGGTATTTATCCTCGGCAACCCATACGCGATAAAAACCCATTGGTTTAGTAAACTTATAGAAGAGAAAAAGTATGACCCGGATTGGAAAGTAATGAACGTCACTTACTTGGACATCCTACCTTTCATCAACGACTACGATCTGAAGGAAATATTAAAAACCAAACTACTCGACCTTGAGTATTATAAGTGGTTCTATCTTGGCGAAACGACCGGGGGTTTTGGCACGGTATATCCTATGTTTAGAGAGGAACGCTACTGTATAACCCCAAGCGAGTGGGAGTATGTATTAGCAAATAGCAATATAAGACCTGTAGGCGCGATTATAGGTGGTGACGGAGCTGTAAACCGAGACCACACTTCCTTCGTCCCTTTGATATTACTAAACAACGGCCAAGCAGTCGTTGGACCTATATTTGACCACGACCCAAGCCGTGATGGAACGTTAGGTTACCACCAACTCGTGCAAGACCGACTCCTATATTGGTTTGAAACTATAACCGGGATGTTCCACTTGGGAACGCTAACCGAACACCGAATGCGCCCACTAGCGAGACAACTTCCTATTTGGATGCGAATAGATAGCGCTGCAGCCGACCTTATAGCCGAGTGCCGTTTCTTTTTAAGCGATAGATGTGATGTCGGCCCGGTAAAAAAAGACCATGTTCCACAAATGGTGGCCACGGTGCAGTCCTCTATTCTTAACGATAATATCGTTATTATCAACTATGGGGGCATACATAATTACACTACAAACAAGTTTATTCGTAATAAGACTAACCTACTAGCCGAGCAGTTAATGTCGTTGATTTGGAACGAAAAACAAGACAATTATGACCCAACCGTTCCAAACGATACAAGCGATGCTTTCACTTATGCCGACATTTCATGGTTCAAAAACGCAGAAAATATCCAATATTTTAATATCGCTAAAATGATGAATAGACAAACGCTAATGATTCGCGATATACTTAAACGTAAGGAGTAAACTATTTTTATGGCAAACGAAAAAGAAAAAACAACAATTACGGACGAACAAATCGCCCAAGCAAAAAAAGAAATGGCCGATGAACTTCGCAAGGAGTATAACTTGACCGATGAACAACTCGAGGAGTTTTTCAAAGCAGCCGAAGAGGCAAACCAACCAATCGTGTTTGAAAACGAGACCTTCGAGGTTGGCGCAAAAGAACCAGACATTCGCAAATTGAGTCCAGAAAACTTCAATCAAATGCTCTTTAGAATTGGTGTCCAACAATTAGTGGCCACGAGAGCTGTAAACAAAAGTCTAGTCGATATTTTGCGTTTATTATTGACCTTACTTGATAAGTTAGGTGTAGAAAATATCACAAAGTCTATCGATGCAGTTTTATTCAAACTCGCAAAGCAAACAAAGGACTCCCTTGGCGATGTCCTTCCAAATAAAGAAACAAAAAACTAAAATAAAAATATAGGAGGCAAGTCAATGGCTGACAATGACGAAAAAAACACTCAAGTGGTAGATGCTCAAGTTTTAAATATAGGTGTTGGCGCATTTCAAAACGGACTCGCAAACGCAGTCAATGATTCTTACAGCTACGCGAACTCGTCCATGTTTTGCGCTGTAGTCGCTGGTTATTATAGAGACTATGCCTACCGTTATGTTAGACCAGCATGCCAATGGCTCGACGGCTATGTTCCCGCTATTCATTGGGGTGGATCTGGTATTATCTCAACAAGAATCGCATCTTCGCTTATTAATGGCATCGCAAGGACCATCGTAGGCGAAAAACTAGTTTATAAAATCAAGGGCGATGCTAATGCCGAGGCACTCGCAGCTTTAAAGAAAGTTAGCAAATGGGCCGAGGACAACAATATCAAACGCCCGGTAAAAAACGGCATCGCCTATGCCTTAGGCATTGGAACGGCCTATTTGAAACTCAATAGAAGGTTAAATGATACCCTTTGGTGGGATGCCGTGCGCTTTGATAATGGCTTTTGTTTGGCTAACGCGGGCCACGAGGTCCAAGATGCGACCTTCCTTTTAAGGACTTATACCGATACTCGCAACGAAAACAACGTCAATCAATACTTCCTAGCCGAGCATCGTTTTTATCACTATTACAAACCAGAAGTTAGAAAGAACCCGGACGGCACTTACACGACCGTGCATAAAAAAGGCGACCGTGATGCTATGGTAGAATATAAAGTCTATCGCGCAAGTGCTACTTCCCTCAACAATATGATGGCGAGTTCCCAAGGGCGCAGCTCTATTGGTTGGACCGAAATCCCGATCGAAATTAGAAAACTAATCAAGAACGACTACGCGCTAATCAAAATTGACGAACCACAACTTTTAGGATTCCCAAACCTCGGTGTTGAGATGCTCATCAACGACAATGGCGACATTTCTATTCCTACAGGGTCCAACTTGGGCCGTGGTTTAGTCGTTCCCGCTATCGACGACTTCTTAATCTACGAACTAGCCGAATCTTACGCGATACGTGATATGTATTTAGGCAAAGGCACGGTTTATGTTCCAAAGAATTTATCACTCGGTGGTGTAGCGGGCATGCCAAATATTACACCAAATATGGCCGTTGCTCCAGAAGACGTCATCCAAGGCAGTCCAGCCGAACCGGGCGAATTCAAATCCGATGGTGCTAGATTTGAAGGTTCAAAAAACATCGGTGCGATACTTCCACAATTTAACAACCCACTCGAAGGTGTAGAGAATAAATACGAACTAGTCCCCGGAACTGACCCAGACAAACAATCCGTGTTAGTTAATCAATTCCAATTGCGCTCCCAAGAATGGCAAGCAATACAAGAAAACTGTTTGAAACGAATCGCAGTCAAATGGGGCATGTCTCCAAAAATCCTCTCATCCTTCCTAGCGCAAGGAGCTGTTCAAATGACGGCCACACAAATCGACTCTGAAGACGATATAAGTGTCGCCTTCATTACCCAAGTGCGCTCCAATTTCAAAACAGCTATTAATCGCTTGCTAGAAACTACACTCAACTACCTCGGTTATTCCACCGACTTTGAAGTCGAGTTTGCTAGTCCAAGCATCGTTAATAAAGACCGTATCCTTGACCGAACCCTCAAAAAACTCGAGGCGGGACTTATCGATATCGAGGATGCCATCCGTGAAATCAACCCAGATCTAGACGAGGAAACTATCCAAGCGAAGGTTCAAAAAGCCAAACAACAACAAGCAATGATGATGTTGGCCCAACAAAGCGAAATGAACAAAGAGGGTGGTTTTGGTAACGACTACGACGACCTCGGTGGCGCAAACTTAAAGGGCTCTACTAGTCCGATTCAATAGTCTATGAGAAAAAATCTCATGAAGTAAGGAAAATACATGGCAAGTGTAAAAAAAATACACCATGGATGTAACAAAATGTATAAAAACTACAGTTACAAAAAATATGCGAAAAATGAAAAATAATGTATAAAAAATGCGCTATTTTCTAAAAATTCGTGAAAAAATCACAAAAAACCGAAAAATAATGTAAAATTATGGCAACTAACGACTTATACCAATCAACCTTTATGCCAATATTTCAAAGGGCAGAAACCAAGATTAAAACCCTAATCTTGGCTGCTTTTTTATCTGGTGATGCACTCATTCCACTACGTTTGAAAATCGATGGGGTCATAGCGTGGGCCGTGTCGCAAGTTCCAAAAGACCTCCACGATAAAACGGCCTATTTAAGGGGACTAAAACACAAAAGCGAGCAATTCATCCTTGCCTACTATAAAAAGCCACTCGTGGCCTATAAGGTAGCCAAAAACGACCTTTTAGTTAGCGTGCCACCTAGTATGGGTGCGCCAAAGGTAGACAACCCCCAAGCACTCCTTGATCTGGTTAGCGATAAAAGAAAACTATGGAGCGCAGCTAAAGGGTCGCCAAACGTGGTCAACTACCAAAAGGAAATCAAAAAGGCAATTGAAAACCTAGCTGAGAACCCGGTCACTACTTTTGAACCGGGCAAAAAGCCGATTAGTTTATGGCAAAAGGCCGAGTTAGACGTTAGGCACGAAAACCAAGTGCAAATGCTCCAAGACCTACGCGTTAAAGGGGTAAAGTATGCTTGGACGAGTAGCCACCCAAACTGCTCCAAAAGATGCCAAAAGTGGCAAGGCAAACTCATGTCGCTAGACGAACACGCGAAAGGGAGCAACTTCCAAGTCACAACCATAGACGGCCACCCGGTTTTTTCTTTACCAGATATCATGAACCAAGTCGACAAGTATGGCTATCACAACAATATTATTAGTGGGTTCAATTGCCGTCACCGACTTATACCTTACAAACCGGGGGTTTATGGCCCGGAACAATACACCGACAAGGATGTGTCCAAGGAACGCGCAATCGAGCAACGAATACGCGAAATGGAGCGAGAAATTCGCAAACTCAAAACTCAAGCGTTACTTTTATCACAAGCGGGACAAATAAAACTTGCGCACGAGATAGAAAATCGTGTTAAAATACTAATTGTTAGATATAAAGAATACTGTGAACGCAACGGTTATGCCTGGTATCAATATCGAATCAATATTTAAAGGAGCAAACGTATGGCCGACAAAATTTATAAAAGCATCGACTCTGTATTAGAAAAAGAATACAAAGACCTCAGTGATGAGGCGATTGATAAATTTGGAAAGGGCGAAAGACTCGACCCAAAAAAACAAAAACGATACGATGAAGTCAAAGGCAAAATCTCCAAACAAGTGAAAAAACAAAGCAAATAAAAGGAGCAAACGTATGGCAAAAAATCCATTAGAACTATCAGATCAAATCCTACAAAAACCACTTAGTCCACAAACATACGATGAATTTAAAACTCAATTAGGCAGACATCCAACTAATGATGAATATCGTGAATGGATTAAACCTAGAATCGCTCAAAGGGTCAAAGAATATAGAGACCAAAACTATGACGAAAAAAGCGCACTTGCCGAGTTAGATGACGAGTTTGGCTATGACGACTTAGTTCGCGAGGCATACTATGGCCGCCCAAAACGCTCCGACATCCAAGTATGGCGCGATAGAGCTGCGAAAACACCAGCGGATAAATTCCCAATTGCCGTTGAGGAATTAAGCGACGACCAAATCCAAAACATCATTGATATTTTTGGTTTCAATAGAAAAGGGGAATGGTAATTTATGGCAAAATCAGCTCTTGAACTTTCAAATCAAATTTTAAACGATAAACAACCACAATCACCACGCAGGTCCATTCGTGACCTTGATGACCATCAATCCTATTTATTCCCAGACGTTACAGCTCAAGAATTTATCGATGGTTTAAAAAGTGGGAAAATCAATTATCACGAATTACAAAAGAAAGGCGACTCTGCCTTATTTGATAATTTAGGCGATGCAGTCCGTGGCGAACTAAACCTTACTCCACAAGAATACGGTGACCTTATTAATCAAAACTATAAACTAAACAAGGTTAATAATACATTTGAATGGAACAAGCGTTATCTTGACGAATTTAATAAATGGAACGAAGGTGGAAGACCAAAAACTAGCGATTCCGATTGGGCATGGGATTTCTTTGGAAATTATGCTCCTAATGGCTATTTAAGATGGTATAGACCTCAAGAACAATGGGGACAAGCCGACAAATTACACGCTATTGATGAATGGAACGACAAATTTGACCCAGAAGGCAACATCCACGACGGTTTTAATCCATACAAAGCTGGCTATGCTTTCGCTCGCGAATCTTGGGATAATTTCTTTAAAAAATACGGAAATGACATCGTTAACCCAAGGTATAAGAAAATTCTCGAATGGTTAGATAAAAATAAGGAGTGGTTCTAAATTATGGCAACAAGAGGAAGAATCGGAGTCTTGCGACCAGATGGTCGCGTGGAGTCCATATACAATCATTACGATAGTTATCCCGAGCATTTAGGTGATGCACTTTCGAGAAAATTTCTCGACCCAAAAACAGTCGATGAATTAATCTCTCTAGGTGACCGTTCATCCTTATATGCCGATGATGACTACGATATAAGAAATCCAAAGCATGTTTACACAACCGATAAACAGAAATTCCCTTCTCGTTTTGATGATAGCGAGGATGTTTTTTGGGACAATGATGATGACTGGGATATTGACTATAAATACCTTTATGTTCCAACCCAAGAAGGTGGGGAATGGTATGTCAATGGAAAACGCAAACCATTTGTTACTTATAAGAACCCAGCGCAACAAGCGGAAGGCATTATTGCTGAAAGAACACCTTTGAAACTAACAAACCCACAAGCAGCTATAAATGGTGGCCAAGGCGCAATTACACAAAAATTACTCGGTAGTAAATCCAAATTCGCGCAAAAATATCCAGATCGTTATGAAAAAGTGAAAAATCTTAATGTTTATGGCGAAGGAAGAACAGCCGAGGATGTTGACTGGGATGATATTGCTGGAATCCTTGGTGTAGATATCGACTAGGAGTAAATATGACCCCACCACTTGATAATCCACGCAAACTACGTGATAAAAAGTTTAATCAACAAATAATCGATGAACTTGATGAATTGGGAATTCTCGATGCCGTTTCAGATTTGATTTTTAATAATCCAAATGCGTCCATCCCAGAAATTCAAAGTGAAATTGCTAATAAGTTTAACTATACCGACGTGGGAGCTGGCGAAATTGAGTTTTTGCGAAATGGATTTACACGTCCACAAGCATACGGTCATAAAGCACCAAGTTTTAAACGCAACAATAAAACTATTAAAGAACAATTAGAAAACGACTTCAATATAGTCGACGAAAAGGAGGACGAATAATGCCAACTTACAAAAATCCACTTGATCTGGCGAATGCGCTCAATCAAAAGCCGGAATTTAACAAGGAAGGCACGATTGAGTATTTAAAGCAATTCGCGAGTAGTGAAACCGATGACGACTATGAAAAGTGGGCAAAAGGGCAAGGCAAAACCCTCAAACCGAAAACCCCATTTGACCCAGGTTTCGCGCAATCTAGTTATAAAAAGCAATATTATGGCGATGCCGAGGGCAGCTACTCAGATCAATATCTAGCCGATGAAGACTACCTTAAAAAAGTTTATAATGATATTTACGATGATATTGACGACTACTATGCCGAGCAACACTACAAAGACATCGATGCCGACTACGAGCGCAGCTTTGGTCCTGTAGACACTCGTTCAAAATACGCAGCTTATCAAAAATGGCTCAAGGAGGGCAACTAATATGGCAAATCCAAAAATCGATTACGATGAAATCGAAAAAAGAAAAAGCGAAACCCCATCCGAGTCTTATCGAAGGATGAAAAATCAATGGAGAGCAGAAAGGCAAGGATTAGGTGGTAATCCTCCAACCCCAATTTATAAAAACCCACTAGACCAAGCAAAGG